ACATCGCGGTTCCCGCCGACCAGCAGGACATCGTGCATCGCCACGCCCCCTAGGGAGAAAAGGTGCTGATACAGAGGAAGGGCTTTTTGCGAGAACGGAATGACAAGCAGCATGGGTTATTATTTTACAAGGTTATTAACAACCGGCAACCAATTTTTCAAAAACTTTGTCGGCATTTTCGTGGGCGTCTTCGATCTCCTCCACCGTGGGCTCGTCGAGATCGGGCTGGCAGGCGTGGGTTACTTCATGCCGGAGAGTGGCTTTCATATTGAACTGCGGGTTCAAATAGATCGTCCGTTGGGCGTAGTCACAGAGCCCGTGAAGGGAAGACCAGTGCCCATCTTTCTTAATCGGCGCAAGGCGCTTGATTTCGATTTTCCACCACTTTCCACGGATGCGAACCTTGCCGGAGGTCTTTTTCACACTGCGAGAATTTTTTTGGTCGTGCTCCCCTGGGGCGTGCAAATGCGCCCGTTCGCCCACTCGATGCGCCCGCCCGAAATTACAACCCCCGTTTGGGGACTATCATACCGGCGCACCTTGGTTCCCACAGGGAAAGGCCAGCGCCCAGGCTTGCCTTTCGTCGGGGCTGCTTCCGCAGGTTTGCGAGAGCTAATGGAATAGCATTGAATTGTGACCACCTTTCCTTCAATCGCGTCCCAGATTGGAAATTTGTCCACCAGCACATCTTTCGCTTTGATGGCGGATCGAAGGTTTTCATTGACTCGGCTTTCTGCACATCCGATTTTCTCGGCGACTTGGGCTCGGGTCAGCCACCCTTCGGGGATGGGCTTCACGCTTTTGGCTTTGTGTTTAACGACGAGGGCTTTCCAAGGATTCATAGATTGTTGGGTTAATCTTCTAAAAAGATGGGCCAAGTGCCGGTGCGTCCGCGCTTCGCATTGAAAAGAAAGAGCGTTTGCTGGGGCGGTTCATAGGGCGCTTTGATGGCGATCGAGTAGGCGTTATGGCCGATGAGACTCCCGTTCGATACCCACTTCGGATTTTGTTGGCTTTGATGCCAATGCCCGAAAATATCGAGGTCGGCCACGCGGCCCTTGTTCCAGTTCGCAATCGCCTTTTCTACGGGTATGGTCAAACCGCCCACGCCCCCCATAAACTTCAGTCCATCACCATGATGCAGACGAAATGTTTTACCATAAACATCGAGGTAGGTGTGATACGATTCCCCGATCACCCATGTCACCTTGTCGGTGATCTCTTGCTCCAGAATCTTATACAGCAGCCACTCGTAGGAGTTCTTCCAACTCGTCCCATGGCGGGGCTTGACTGTGGTGCGCCCGTGGTTGCCCACCGAGCAAGGAATGATGATGTGGTCAAAGCCTCCCTCTTTGCGGAAGGTGTTGATGAATTTCGCCACGCGCTCTTTGAGCCACAGAACAGTCTGCGTGGGAGTGAGTTCGTTTTCCTCCCGCAATTCCTCGTGAATGAAGCCAGACATCAAATCTCCCAACAGCGCGAGAACGCAGATCGGGATGTCGCAGCCGCCGCGCTGGATTTCGAGGAGTCGGATCGCCGACTTGGCAAACCGCTCGATGCGTTGATCGGCCACCTCCAAGTTAAAGGTGTTGAGGTGCGAGACCGTGCGGGGATCGACCGATTCCTCGCAGTGCCAATCGCTCGCTACGACAACCGCGGCGGATTCCGTGGAGGATTTGCCTTTGCGCTCGATGGCGTAGGTGCGGTTGCTTGCGGGCGACTCCTTCAGCAGGGACGCGACATCCATGCTGGCGCTCAACTCTTCGATCGCCTGCTGGTAGCTTGCGATCTGTTTCTTCAGGTCATCCACCTCGGAGCGGTGGACGCGGGCGGTGGAGGAGCGTTCAATCTCCTGCCACACATTGTTAGCTGCGGGTTTTTTTGGCATAAATTCAAGCCCTGGGGCGGGTCGCCTCGAAGTGCATGGCGTCGTAGCCCCAGAAAGCCCCTGCGCTCTGCCAACCTTCGCGGGCGAAAGCCTCCATGATCTCCAGGGGCATATCGGCCTTCAGCGGCCAGGTGTCTCGAAAAGTGTTGTCGTCGGCATCGAGGTCGATTGCCGCCCCCCAAGCATGGACAGAAAACGAGTTTCCGCCGCGTTTTTGTCGAAAGTTGAAGATACCGCCGTAGTCCTCGGCCTCTTCCATGACCTCGCGATCTTTGCCGTGCAGGCTCCCGATCGCTTGGAGAACCCGTGTCAGGGAGGGCGCGACCTTCAAATGGCAGCGGGATTTTTTGACGGGCTTCCCGTCGTAATACATGGGGAAAGGGAACTCGATCGTGACAAGGTTCGATTCATCCCCAGGTTCGCCATAGAACTCACGGAGCGCCGCTTGCGTGGAGTGCGGCCATGGGTTCGGGCTTGGCATGAGCGAGCGAAGATGCTCGCGGCAACGGGCCTGGGACTTGGGGCCCCAGAACCCGTCCGGCACGACGCCGATCCGGCGCTGCATCCGTTGGATTTGCTCGGTTGTCAAATCACTTCTTTTCTTTGCGAACGATGTTGATGAGGCCGACCAAAGAGAGGCCCGCCATCACGATTTGGTTCTGAAGCTCGGGCTCCAGCTTGAGCCCCAGGGCGGTGCCCACGAGGATCAGCCCGCGCCAGGTGGAATTTTCACTAAGCCGTTCGATGAGGATGTTTACGATTTTCATTTGTCTTTTAACAGTTTGGGTTGCGTTAAGCCGAATTGCTCCCATGCAAATTGCATGGAATCGCTCGGCGGTCGTTCGGGGGAGGATTTGGGTTCGTAGGAAACTTTGACGCTGAGTTTGAGGTTGCCTAATTCTCCCACGCGATCGCCGATCGGAGGGATAGGGACGCTGACACAGCCGGTAAATACTAAGGTGATACAAAATAGTAGGACTTTACTCATTTGCGTTCGAGAGCGCGGATGCGGTTTTCGTGGTCGTTGAGCAGGTTGTCGTGCCGTGCGTCAGTGACCGCGTTTTGTTCCATGCGGATCAGGACGGCTTCGATCTTCTCGATTCGGGCGTTGGCGGATAGAAACTCTTCCTTGGTCACGAATTTCGTGCCGAGGAGGGCCACGGCGAGGAGGGCGACCGTCGTGGCGATTTTGAGGACAAGGTCAAAATGTTTTCCGAGGTCGCTCATTGAGGCTCCTCTGGCTTAGGTTGGATTTTCGAGTAGTCCACCTCACTACGCCGCACGGCGTATGTGCCTTCTGGAAGGGGCCATGTTTCCGTATTGCCATCCCAACGGATGACCATTTCGATCCAGTTGTGTTCTTGATTGATGATTGCCCAATCGTCGATTTCCATTGGTTAGAAATAAGTTGTAATTAGCATTGCTCCCGGCGCACCGTTGCCCCCGTTGCTGCGCTCGCCGGAACCGATGGTTGATCCCCCGCCTCCGCCGCCACAGCCATGTCCAGTTCCGTTTGCCCCATTTCCTCCAGAACCAGTTGCAAACGAGCAAGCCCCACCACCACCGCCACCGCATCCGTTAATTAAAAGTGATGATAATGTCCTTGGAGCAGTTGATGTTGCTGAACCTCCATTTGCTGTTGCGCTTGCAACGCCTCCATTGCTTATCAAACCGACAGTGTGGTTTGACCCGCCAGACCCGCCATTGAATACACCTGTGGAACTCCCAACAACTGCCGCCGCAGTTATACCGCCGCCAGCACCGCCACTTGATGCCGCAAAATTTGTTCCACTACCAGTTCCTCCTGTTCCAGTTATGTTCGCCGCACCTCCACCATTTCCCGTAGGCGCACCAGCCCCACCTGCTGTCGGCTGGACTGTGCCTCCATTTCCAGCAACAGTTCCACCAGCAGATGCTCTAACGAGTGTTCCTTGAGTGACGCCAGAAAAAGCAGTCAATGTTCCGAGAGTAGCGCTTGTTAAAGTAGCTCCAATCCCCCCAAAGCCGCCGCTACCAATCGTTATTGTGTAACTAGAATCGGTAAGTTGCGATGCGTCGATTGTTGCGCGGGCATACCCGCCAGAACCTCCGCCCGCTCCTCCAAAAACTGCCGTTCCAGCAGACTGCTTTCCCCCAAACCCACCACCACCACCGCCAGATACGCATTCAACTACAACGAGCTTTGCTCCTGCGGGCTTTGTCCAAGTCGTCGATGCAGCATAGAAGTTAATCTGCGGGGACTTCGCCCCCAGAGCGTCTCGCGCCGCTGCGGCAGTCGTTTCGCCCGTGCCGCCTTTGGAAATTGGCAACACCGAGATCGGAGGCTCCGCAATCTGCACGACTGCGCCGGAGCCAGGGTGTTTGCCAAAAATTTTCTTGTCAGCATAGTTGACCGCCAACTCGCCGACGGCCATGGCAGAGGCCGTGGGGAGTTGCCCCACGACCTCGCTTTTTAGCAGTGATACTCTACTATAACCCATTGGGGATCAGAATGTTCCCGCGTCAATGATGCAGTCGGTGATTTCGGTCGAGCCGTCACCCACGATGTTGCCACTGAAGGTCACATTGCCAGAGGCCGAAATTGTGGTGAACGCGCCCGCCGCCGCAGTCGTTCCGCCGATCGCCGTGCCGTTGATCGTGCCGCCTGTGATGGCGACCGCGTCGGCGTCCTGCGTGGAAATGGTGCCGAGGTTCGAGGCGGTGGTCTCCAGCGCAGTCACGCGACCCGAGAAAGCGGCGTCGATCGCCACGGTGTAGCCCGTGTCGGTAGAGCCGGTCACGGCGATTTCGTTCGCAGTGCCCGAGACATTCGAGTTGGTATTGTCGATCTTGTCGATGCCGCCCGTGAGGTTGAAGACAAGGCCGTCTCCGCTGTTGGCGAAGAACGAAGCCGCTGGGGCGAAGACGAAGTGTCCCGCCGTGCCTACTTTGTAGTAATCGCCCGCGTCTTTTTCAGTCAGGGCCGAGAGGTCGGTCGCCGCGCCGGAGTTTGCGCCGCCGTTGACAGTGCCGACATAGTTGAAGGCACTCCCTAGGGCGTCGATACGAAGGCCGAGGGCGTCGTCCGCTTGCTCGCGGGTTGTCGCCTCGGTCGTGATGGCGCTCTGGAGCGCAGAGACCTCAGTATCAAGATCGGTCTTGCGAACCGCGTCGTTGGCATCCGCAGGGGTCGTGGAAACCGTGATTGCGGTGAAATTTTTCTTGCCGGTGACGGTCTGTTCAGAGCCTTTGTCCACGAACTCGCCCTTGCCCGCCACGGGGATTGCGGAAGTGCCATTGTGGATGTAAACTTTTTCGTCAACGGAATTTATTGCGATTTGTCCCGCTTCCATGTCGGAAGGGGCACCGACCGCGCCGGACAAGCGGCGGCGGACTACTTTGAGGTTGGGATTAGCCATAGTGTTGTTTTATTATTGGGTTGTAGGGTTATTACTGCGTGTTCTAGGGAAAGTCAAAAAGTTCCGGCATCAAAGGCCAAAGTGGAGGAGGCCACGCCACTCTCCACATACACAAAGCCGGTGCCTGAAGGGGCTGGGCCAGGGATGCCCTGATCGCCTTTCGCGCCACTCGCCCCAGCGGGGCCTGCTGGACCAACTGGACCGGCGGGGCCAGCCTCGCCTCGCTGCCCCTGGGGACCGGCGGGGCCTGCGGGTCCGGCGGGCCCTGGGGCCCCAGGGGGGCCTTGCGCCCCCGTGACCGGAATCGACCGCCACACCGCGCCGTTCCACTGGTAGATGCGATCTACGAGTTGAACAGTATCGCCAAGTTGCGGGCTTGTGGGAAAAGTGAACATTGTTAAGGGATTTCAGGCCAGACGACTTCTTCCGGCGTAGTGAAACTGGAAGGCACATCACGGAGAGCCTGCCGGTAAGCGGACCAAGCCTGCTTTTGTTCAGGGCTCAGTGGCGCATCGGCAAGCTGAGTCCAGTCGCTTTGCGTAAGGTGAAAATTGCGCTGGGCGCGGATTGTGCCCCAAGTCAAAGGCTGCGGAGTTGTCGCCTCTGGAGTTTGCGTTGATGAGGGATTAAAGGAACCTGGAGGTTCGAGCGCAAGAATGTCTTGAACTTCCCAAGAGTCGCCGAGCCAGACGGCTTGTTGATTCTCGGAAACTTGCGGCGGCTCCACAAAAGTTGATCCCGCAGGGAGCAGGAAAACCCCTGGCTCCAAAGGAGACTCTTGAGCTAAAGTAACGCCGAGGAAGACGCCGGTTTGAGGATGGAATGAGAATGCGTCTTTCATTTAGAATTTAATGCAGTAAAGGAGGCTGATATTAGCTGGGCGCGTTTCGGTGCCCACATTGTTAGGGTTTCGACGCACCCAAGCGGTGCCGTTCCATACGAGGGCAAAGGGACTGCCCGTGTAGGGCGAAGTGCCAGGGATTCCGTTAGAATTAGCCACTCGGGCGGCTTGAGCACCAGTATCAGAGTAGCTCCAAGTATACGAGCTTAACGCGTACCTGTTGTTGCCACCTGCAAAATTATTTGCACCATTTATAGTAATAGAAACTGTTGTCGCTTGGTAATAGTCTGCGTGTTCGTGATGGTGATCGTGAATTTGGTCATTCTGCTTGCCGCCAACATTGCCTCCATCATATGTAAAGCCATTTACGGCTTGAGAGCCGCTTCCACGGACAAAAATACCGCGAAGGTCTGGGAGGTTAAATGTCGTGCTGCCGTTTCCAGACCCGTGGGTCGTCCCGATCGCAGCAAAAAGCGTAGCATAAGTCGCTCGACTCACAGCCGCTCCGTTCGCCGCCAGCCACCCCGTCGGCACGGAGTTCATGGCAAAAGCCATCACGGCTCCTGTGGGGCTCCCCCCTACCCCTGCCAGTAGCGTATTGATTTCAGTCTCGGTGTAATACCGGTCGTCGTGGGTGTGCACGGCGGCAGCCCTACCTGCCAGCAGCGTACTCATTTCAATCTCGGTGTAATACCGGTCGTCGTGGGTGTGCACGGCGGCAGCCCTACCTGCCAGCAGCGTATTCATTTCCGTCTCGGTGTAATACCGGTCGTCGTGGGTGTGCCCTGCCAAAGAAATTTCAGCCCAAGCTGTCCAATTCCCACCCCATCGCTGCCGCGCCCACAACCTGTTTGTTACAAACTCTTGCCAAATTTGACTGCCATCCCCAGACCCATCAGACCCAGAAGTAAAATTGTGAAGAATGCCAGCCCCAGTTGGGGTGTTTGTTGCAGAATTTGCATAACTACCATAAGAGCCTGCTGGGCGATTTGTATTCGCGTCGATGTTGCTTGTAAATTCGCAACGAAAAAGCCCGCCCACCCCAGGGGTTGCGGTGTGGGTATGAGTTCCTCCAGAATATCGAGCGTCTTGCTCTGCTTGAGATAGCTGGAGTTTATACCAAGGGCCCCAAGTTCTCACTGCGGCCCCCGCGTCGGCGCTACTTCTCCTCCAAATGTGGGTATTAGTCGGAGCGTCTGCGGTGAAGCGGTGAACCGTCTGAGTCACCCAGCGGTCATAATGGGCCTCGACATACCCAAGCCACCAATCCAGCACCCCTTCTGGGGCGTTCGCTGCACTGCTTCCTTGATACCACCCATTCTCCAACGCGTTATTCCAGTCAGTAATCGTCTGAGCCGCAGCTTGGAGCCTTGCAGGGAGCCTCGCGTTATCCAGTGTGCCAGAGTTGATCGCTGAAGCGTCGTGATTGTGCGTGGCCGCTGCCGCCCCAAGATTAACCAACGCACCCGCCGCCGTGTTTGCCCCCGTGCCGCCGTTGGCGACCGCTACCGTTCCAGAAACATTGGTGGCGTTGCCGGTAACATTGCCCGTGAGATTCGCGGTGATTTGGTTCGCAGAGAAATTCCCGTTCGCGTCCCGCGCCACGATTGCAAAAGCCGTGTTCGCACTCGTCGCCGTAGTGGCAGAATTGCTTACCTTGTTCGCCGTGGAAATCGTCGCGAGCTTTGTGTCGGAAATGTTCGCCGCCGCATTGATGTCGTCATTAACGATCGAGCCCGCAGTGATCGCGGTCGGAATCGTGATGTTGGCCGAACCGTCGAAACTCTGAGCCGTCCCAGTGACATCACCAGAAACATTGATTAAACGGGCCGTGGCGAGCTTGGTCGCGGTGCCTGCGTTTCCTGACACGCCCCCAGTAACACTACCAGTCACATTACCGGTGACATTGGCCGTAATCGTGCCTGCCGAAAAATTGCCGCTGGCGTCACGCTGAACGAGTGTGCTGGCGACATTGGCGGTGCCGTATCCGACAGGGGTTCCAAGAGTTCCGTTGCTAACGACAACCGCTCCCGTGCCCGCTGGGGCGGGGCCTGCGGGGCCCTGCAATCCGGTGTCGCCTTTCGGTCCGCGGATTTGCCCGACATTTACCCAGCCCGATCCACTCCACACATACCCGTTGCCGTCGCTTTGGACGACATACAGATCACCTTGGGTCTTGTTAGTGATTGCAGAAAGATCAGAATAAAAATTCACTGCGCCTTTGAGCACGACGCTTGCGCCGTCGTCGCCTTTCGGCCCCTGTATGCCCTGTGGCCCCTGGGGGCCGACTGCGCCGGTTTGCCCGACTGCGCCCCTAGGGATTGTAAAATCTAAAACCGCGGCTCCGCTTGTGCCTGCATTCGAGACCGAAACACTCGTCCCAGGCTCACCCGTCGTAACGGCGCCAACAGCAATCGTCGCTGCGGGGCCCTGCACGCCTTGAATGCCCTGGGGGCCGACCGGCCCGACTTCGCCCTGGATGCCCTGCTCGCCCTGGATGCCGGTCGATCCGATGCCAACCTCCACCCAATACCCAACGCCGTTGGCATCAAAGGTAAACACATACTCGCGAATTTCGAGCGTGTTGACCCAGCGGGTGCCTTCGATTGGAAACGCAGGGGCGGTGTCGGAGTAAATGATTTCCCTAGGGGGAGCCGAATTGAACTCCGATGTGATGGGGTTAAATAAAAATCTCATGCTGGAAGAACCGAAATCAATTTTCCTTCTAGGTCGTAAATCAGGTTCAGGGTCTTAACAACCGAGCCACTTCGAGAAAATCTAACTTGAATAGGGCCAAAGGCTCCGTGGTCCATGGCAATCGACACTCCGTTGGTGGCGTCAAAAGCCCCGATCGTCTCAACAGGGATGCGCCCGTTCACAGGGTCGGGGAGCTTGTCTTCTAAAATAGTCTGCGTCTCGTCGCTTTCAGATTTTGATTCTGTCTTAAACTCAGAAAGGGTCGTTTGAATGCCCGTGAGCAAGCCCTGTGTCTCGTCCGACTCCGACTTAACTTCTGTGCGGAACCCCTCAATCGCCGTTTGCGTTTCATTAAACTCCGCGGTAAGGAGCGCCTGAGTTTCGTCGCTTTCGGATTTTAACTCCGTCTTAAAGTTGGAGAGGATCGTTTGCGTTTCGTCGAACTCAGCCTGCAACAACGCCTGCGTCTCATCGAACTCCGCTTTGACTTCCGCTCGAAAAGGCGGAATGAGCGCCTGTGTCTCGTCGAACTCCGTCTGCAACAAAGTCTGCGTATCGTCAAGTTCAGCTTTGACCTCCGTGCGGAAATCGACAATCTCCACCTGCGTCTCGTTAAATTCGTTTTGAACGAGCGTTTGCGTCTCGTTGAACTCGTCCCTAATCAGCTTTCCTAGATCGACGCCGTCGTCATAGAAAATCGAGAGCGCATCGGTGTTGCGATGAGTGTCGCAATCTTTGTAAGGCGGGAAAACAATGATCGTGTTTCCGCCAGAAATCGAAATATCACCGTTCGGCTCAATCGCAAAATTATGGTAAACAAAACCGACCGTGGAATTAACCACCAGCAATACCCGCTCCGGCGGTATCTCGATGCCTTGCATCGTGATCGTCCGCGTGGCGACATTGAGCGAATAGGAGCCTTTGTATTGTTGCTTCACGGGTTATGTGGTTATTACACTATTTGCTCGAAAAAGCAAGCCGAAAATTGATACCTCGCAATAGAATTAGTTGGTGGTGACTGTCCAGCCTCGGCCTTCCAAAGTGGCTTTGTCTATAATTCCTTGTCCGGTAGGGGCCGCGTTGCCTGTGCCTCCAAGGTCAAGAACGCGCGTCCCTGTCGAGCGGCCTGCAGCAACGAATGCGGCAAGAATGGCATTCACTGCGGCTGCGGGGAGTTGGTTGTTCTGGGCTTGGAAATTTCCCAAAGATGCCGGAACCGCCCCTCCATCAAAACCTGTAAGCTGATTGGAATGGCACAGGAAAACGCCCAACGAAGTCCCTGCCATGCTCGGTATGTTTCCTGTGTGCAGGTTGGAGTGACATTGAAAATTTATCGCCCTACTCGGAATTGTTTGGATCGGCCCTGTTGCGTGGTTAATAGGATAAAACAACTGGGTAAGATTCGGGTGGTCGGAAAAAAGCGGCGGCGACCCTGTAAATCGGATACCTGATTTGTTTTGGCCCACATGGATGCTGACCAATTTAGAGTTTGCTCCTGTGGGTAAAATAGGGAAAGCGCCACTAAGCGCGTTTCCCACTATATTTAAGATTGTTAGATTGGTGAGATGCGAAAAGTTGAGGTTTGAACCCGTCAAAGCAGTGTTGTTAATAGACAATTCAGTCAATTTTGGATTTTCCAAAAAAATCGGAAATGGTCCGGTCATGCCGATGTGTTGATTATTTGTCGAAGCGGTAAAATTTACTGTCTGGAGGTCAGGCTTGTTGGCAAATGTCTCAAACGAGGATTGAACAAAGTTGTTGTCGCGCATATCTATATTAACGAGCTTGGCAAGCGCCCCATATCCCTTAAACCTTGTAATCCCATTTCCCGCACAAGTGATACTGGTAAGGTTCGGGAAACCCGAGACATCTATCGTTCCACCCAGCTTTGGCGAACTCGTTCCGCAAACGATGCTGGTGATGGATGATGAGGAAAGCGAAAGAGTCGGCGTGCCGGAGGAGACATTTTGGTTGGTCGTGGCATTGCTGGTGAGGACCGTGGATGTATTGCCGAGGAGGAGGTTTACGGCCCCCGTAAAGACGGCACAGAAGCCAGTGATTGTCCCCGACAAGCCGGAGGCAAAAGTCCACAACAAAGGGTTCTCGGTTATCAACACCAAATTCCCTCGCGCATCGTAAGTGAGATTGAGGGTCTTTAATGTCGCGCCCCCCTGCGAAAAGACAATTTGAGACGGGCCATACCCTCCCGAGGTGAAATCAATCTTGACCCCGTTCTCTGCGGAATACTTGACGATATGCTCGACCCCTAGGAACTCGTTAATCAGCCCCGCGAGCTTTTGGTTGAGGAGCGCCTGCGTCTCGTCGCTTTCGGATTTCGCTTCCGCCTTAAACCCAGAAAAAGTGGTCTGAACCCCCGTGAGCAAGCCCTGCGTCTCGTCGCTTTCTGCTTTAACCTCCGTGCGAAAATTAGCGAGTGCGGCCTGTGTCTCGTCAAACTCTGCCCGCAACAACGCCTGAGTTTCGTCGCTTTCGGATTTTAGATCCGTCTTAAAGTTGGAAACCGCTGTCTGAGTCTCGTCAAACTCCGCCTGCAACAACGCTTGAGTCTCGTCACTCTCGGATTTTACCTCCGTGCGAAAATCAACGATTGCGGTCTGCGCCTCGTCGAACTCGGTCTGCAACAAAGTCTGTGTCTCGTCGCTTTCGGATTTTACCTCCGTGCGAAAATCAACGATTGCGGTCTGCGTCTCGTCAAACTCGGCCTGCAACAACGCCTGCGTCTCGTCCGACTCGTCTTTGATTAACTGCCCAAGATCAACGCCGTCGTCGTAAAAAATCGAGAGCGCGTCCGTGTTTCGATGGGTCTCGCAATCTTTATATGAGGGGAAAACAATAACCGTGTTGCCGCCAGAAATCGTGACCTGCGCCGTCGGTTCGTGTTCGAGGTTGTGATAAATAAACCCGACCGTTGCGTTGACGATCAGAGCCAATCGCTCCTGGGGAACCTCAATACCCGCCAGCGTAATCGTGCGCGCGGCGACATTGAAAGTATAAGGGCCGGTGAACTGCTGTTTCACACGCCTCCAAGAGCGATGCTAAAAGCCATGACTGATCCTTTGCTCACTTCGCCCTGGGGGCCTTGCGGGCCGGTATAGCCGCGGGGGCCTGCGGGCCCAACTGCGCCGGTATCGCCTTTATTGCCCTGCACGCCCTGCAAACCTCGTGGACCCTCGACGCCCTGGGGGCCTGGGTCGCCGCGCAACCCTTGAAAACCACGGGGGCCCATCGCCCCAGCGGGACCTGGTCCGCCAGACGGGCCGACGGGGCCGACGGGGCCCATAGGGCCTTCCACGCCGCGGTCGCCTTTGTCGCCCTTTAACCCGCGCTCGCCCTGGGGGCCGACAATGCTATCGCCTTTAAGACCTTGCAAACCTCGGTCGCCCTTGTCGCCTTGCAAACCCCGAGGGCCGACGGGGCCGACGGGCCCGACGGGGCCAATCTGACCTTGCGCCCCAGCGGCTCCAGGGGCTCCGTTCAACCCAGGCAACCCGCGGGGCCCCTGGGGGCCAGTCAATCCCGAGCCAATAATTTCGATAATCTCTGCCATATCAGATCGTTGCCTCCGGCAGCACAACCACCGTGCCGCGAATAAGTTTGCGGACCACGCCGCCGGTCGTCAGTTCTAAATCGTAAACAAAATTTCCCACAGGGAGCGCCGCCGTTTCTTCAGGAGCCATCTCCAATGAGACCGTTCCCCCCGCGCCGCCCAACAAAATCCGGCTGTTCTCGGTGCTGAGTTCAAAACCAACCGCACCGCCGTAGCTCCTGCGAGCCTGCATCTTGGCCGTGTAACCTGTCAGGTTCATAACCTGCCCGTCCACCTTCCAACGAAATTGCTTCTGAAAAGTGGAACCTTGCTCGATCGTCAACGGGTATTCAACAGCTTCCATGGTTGCGGAATTATTACACCTAGGCGTCCAAAAGGCAAGGCGAATTACGCTTGACATCGAAGCGACCCATCATCTTGCGCCAAGGGCGGGCAACCCGCGATCCGCTTTCCTGGGGCGGGCGAAGGCCCATCCGCTCGCGCACCACCTCCAATAAAACAAACGCCGCATCGGCGATGTCGGGGGATCGCCCCATCCGCGCTTTCATGTCCGCCTTCGGCTCGACGCACAATTTCATTCCGCCCGATTTGCGGGTCTCGAAATTGCGGGCGGTCATCTCCTGCGCGAGGTCGGGGCCGATGCCGCGAAGCTGACCGTTTTGAAGATACTCTTTCGCGCCGAACCAAAGTTCGGTGACGCGATTCACATACTTGTCGTTGGCTTTCGTCGAGTCATAAGCCGAGAGCGACCTCTCGCTCGGGGAGCCCCCGAAATGCACGCGAAGAAAATCATTGCTCCCGAGGACTCGCGAAAGCGCATCGCAAAACGGCACGCCGCCGCCCGTCACATCGACTCCGAGGTGGTAGGGCTGCACCCGCTCGCGGCGCAAAATCTCGGCGATCTTCGCCGCCACCTGAAAAGTGCGGGGCTCGTTCGAGGTCGCGTCATCCTCGACAAAATGGAAAGTATCAAATGAGACTTGCTCCACGCCGTCCTTGTTCAGCCCATAGCTCCCGACGAACAGCACGCAGCGGTCTCCACCCGAAACAAACGAGGGGTCCACGCCCGCGATCCGCGTCGTCGCGCCTTGCCAGATGGGCGGCTGATCCGCTTTGAATTTGATGATCTCCGACTCCGAGTAGATCGCTTTGGAAATTCCCTGCGGGGGCCAGAAGCCGCGGTAGTCGCGCCAAAACATCGGCGAGTCCTCACCCAATCGCTCCACCGCTTCTTCGATCTTTTCCCATTTCTGAATCGGCCAGAGATTTTCTTTCGCCAGATAATTCGGGTTTCTCATGGCGTCGAAGTGCAGGCAAACCCCGCCCAGCTTGGTTTCCCAGCGATCGTCGTTCACCGTGATCGAGCCCCAACCATTCTGCGGTTCCGCAAATTTTCCAAAAGGGTCGTAGTAAGAAACAGGGTTCGCCGCCGCGCAGATGTGGAGCATCGCGTTGTTCGCAAGGTTCGACATCGCCGTGTCGAGGAGCGAGTGCGAAAGCTCCGACAGCTCATCCGCGGCCAGAAAGACTCGCGGGGCTTTCATGCCTCGCATCTTGCCGGTCACTTCATTGGTCTTCTTCGCTTCGGCGGGGATGAGATACACGCCCGCCTGCTCCATGCGAACCTTGTCGCGCATGACATAGATCGCCGGAGTCGGCGTGTCCGTGAGCTTCGCCGGAGCGACGGGCGCAATCGCAGGCCAGTAGCGGGCCACCGCGCCCCAAACACGCTTTTTTGAATCGCGAATCGAGGTCGAGGTCAGGAGCCCGAGCGTGTGATACGGCGCAGCGAGCCAATTCAAAAGAATCCACACCGCCATGAAATCCGACTTACCCGACGAGCCGCAGCCCGCGAACCCCACGAACTGCGAGTAGCAGCACTCATACAGCATATCCTCAGCCCACGGGTGCCAGATAAACGGCTCCGAATTTTTCGAGAAAAACATCTGCGCCGCCCGCTTGAAATTTTCCTCCCGCGGCGTTCCGTCTTTTGCTAACGCTCGGTAAGCATGAAGCTCGATTGTCCAATCCGCAGTGCCTGGCGGATACACATAGCCGTAACGAACAACGCTGTTTTTTGGGACCGGAGTTTTTCCGTCATCGACAAAAATCCCAACTTTATTTTGAACCATTTCAGGACAAGGTATGTCTAACTCGGGACAAGGTCAATTTCACTTTTACACAATATATTTTTTGTCAACTACTTATACAAAACTGAACACGAATTCGAGCCCCGTAGGCTCCGCATTTTTTTGTCCTAATTTTTCGAGGACAAATTTCTGGTTCTCCTACGCAAGCCTACGGGTTTTTTCGTTGCGGTGTATTATTCTTTGTGTAGGTTATTACACCGCAAAACACACTTTGTCCCAATTTTTGGGACAAAACCAGAAAGGAAAAAATGAAAACCCAAATTGAAAACCTCGACGAAAAACACCTGGCCGTGCGCTGCGGGCCCGCAGTGGTCCGCATCTCAAAACTGCTCCGCAACGGATACACAACGCATCGGCTGAAATGGAAGGTCGGGAAGAAGACCTACAACAAATCCTACAACAAAGAGGCCGCGGCTATGATAGAGGCAGAGCGGATCGTCAAGCACCTCGCCTGCGCTGACGGGGCAGCAACGATGCTGTGCGGCGAGGACATCGCGTATTTCAACGAGTGCCGACAACGCCTCGGAAAAATCCCGCTTCATGTCGCGGTGGAGTTCTACTTGAAGTTCCATGAATACACATCGGCGAACCCGAAAACTTTTTCGGAGGTCTATGATGAGTTCTACAAGCGGGCGGAGGAGCGGCAGCTTTCCCAGAGATACTACCAAACCCTGCGCCACCACCGGAATGTTTGGGAGCCGGAGTTTGGGAAACGGCACATCGACCTCATCCAGCCGGAGGAGTATTTGGACTTTCTCCGCAAATCAAAATACGAGGCCCGCTCGAAGCACAATCTGTTCGGGACGCTCACGGCGCTTTTGAAGTTTGCGAGGAAGCAGCGGTTCGTCTCGGAGGACAAAACAAACATCGACTGCGACCTCCCCACATTGCGGGACCAGACGGTAGAATTCTACACGCCGCCGGAACTCTGCCGACTCTTCATCGCAACAGAAAAAAGATACCTGCCGTTCGTCGCGCTTATGGCTTTCGGGGGGACGCGAAGATCAGAGGCATCCAGCAAAAAGCTCACCATGGGAGATGTCCTGTTCGATGAAAAAATGATTCGCCTCGGGCCGGAGATCACCAAAGGCGGAACCGGCAGAGCCCTCGACATCCCCGACAATCTGGCGGCGTGGCTGAAAGAGTTCGGGCCGAAGGAAGGGCCGATCGTCCCGACCCACAAAATTCACGGGATTGACGAGGGCCGCTTGAAAGCCTGCGGAGTGGAAACCAAACAAAACGCGCTGCGACACTCATTCTGCTCCTACCACCTCGCGATGCACCGCGATCCCGCCAAGACCGCGGACATCGCAGGGAACTCGCCAGAGATTCTTAGAAAACATTACAGAGCCCTCGTTTCAAAGGTCAGCGCAGAGGGTTGGTTTTCAATAACCCCTGACAGGGTTCGGAGGTTTGCCCGCGAAAATAAACTTGACGGGTTATTAACTTGGTGAACATTTTCTAGGTTGCGTTGTCTAACAACCCGACAGCCCAAAACAACGAAAGGAACAATATGCCTAACCAACTCAAAGAAGGAACAAGTCGAGTCTCGTATGTCGAAAGCAACGAGGTCCACTATGCCCTTAAAATTATGTCCGCATATAAAGGAGTTTCAATTAGCTCCTTAATGCGTCAAGCAACTCTACAATACCTGGAGAAGGAAGACTCAAGCGGAGTCGTCCTAGAACAAGCCCGAAAGGCCCTCTCCATGCAAAGCGACTCTTCAAAAGAACGCGCCAAAGACGGGATGGACCCGAAAATCCTTGAAATTGCCAAGGTTCTTCACAAGAAGCTCACGAAATAAAAACAAGTGTTCCCCTCAGAACCCCCGCTCTTTTTTCTACTTTCCCCTCAGAATGTGTAATAACCTAACATCAATCAAATAAATTAGTAACCATATATGATATTAACCCTGAAAATCGACGCTGACTTGGCCGAAACCCTAAAGGAACTTTCTGCTAAATCGGGAACCTCCATTGAGGCACTTAGCCTAGAGTTTTTGAAAGACTTCGCTGAGTCCGCTTTGGACGACCCTGAGTTGATTGGGTTGCAGTGTAATGAACCCTCCTAATCCGAAACAGATTCGATCTTTTCCATCGGCTCCAGACATAGAAAAGGGTCTGGAACTTGAACAAAAACGAATGAAAAAAACCGCGTCGTGGATCATCCGAAGGGCTCTCAGGCTCTACTTGAGAAGGTATCGTTATTTAAGACTATGATTCTGGAATGTGATTACTTCAAAGCAGAGCAAGGCCCAGGGGGTAAAATTCGGCTGGAGATTGTCGGGGCAAAACCCTCCGAGGTCCCCGCCGAAGCGAGCTACGAAGCGGATAGGGCTCTGGAAAGACTTTCAGAGTTACTTGGTCGTCCAGTAAGTCGGGGAAACCTGGCTTACTGGCGGCAGTTCATGGGCCTCCCCTACAAAAAACTTGGGCTCAAAAAATTTATTTATCGCGAGTCTGATTTGGCTCGCTGGTGCAAAGGAAGGACGATGTTGACATGAAGCGCATCAATTCTCGCGCCAAAGGCGCACGGGGCGAGCGCGAGCTTGCCGGATTTCTCACCGATCAGGGGTTCCCCGCGAAGCGTGGGGTTCAGTTCTCGCAAGGGCGCTTCGGGCTGACCGAGAGTGATGTCGTGTGCGACTCTCTGCCGCTGCACATCGAGTGTAAGCGGGTGGAGGCGGGGAACCCCTACCAGTGGCTCTCCCAAGCCCAGCGCGACGCAAAGCCAGGGAAAATTCCCGTCGTTTTCCACAAGCGCAACGACCACGAATGGATCGTGGTTCTCTCCGCCGAAAAATTTATCGAAATCCTCCGCGAGTCTTCTTTAGTGAATGAGTAATAACCGCACAACCTCGATTCTTGAAACTGCCCTGGAAGTGACCAGTGGCGACCGTCGCCGCGATTACGACCGAGCCAAGCCCAACCATGAGCGGATCGCGGCGCACTGGAACGCCTACATCCAGTCGCGCAAAGACCCGAACGCCCCGCTTTCGGCTCTGGATGTGGCCCACCTGATGATCCTCCTCAAGGTTGCTCGGGCTGTTTATACGCCGACTCGCGATTCCTATGTGGACATCGCGGGGTATGCTCGTTGTTCCGCGCAGATCGCAGGGTTCGAGGAGGAATGAAGTTCTCCCTTTACCCCTTTCAAAAAGACGCCGTAGAAGCCAACCTGCGAAGCCTCGACGCCAACGGGGCCTCGCTGGAGGCAACCGGATGCGGCGGGGGTAAAACAATCATCGCCTGCGAAGTGGCGCGGCGCTACGGACTCCCCGTGGGAGTCGTCTGCCCAAAGAGCGTCAAAGCCAAGTGGCAAGCCACTCTGGAGGCTTTTGGCATCGAGCCGGTGTTCGTTGAAAACCCTGAAAAGCTCCGTGCGGGAAACACCCCATGGGTCAAAAAGTCAGGCAAAGACTTTAAGTGGACTCCTGAAACGCTCCTCCTGGTCGTGGACGAAGTTCATATGTTCGCGGGCTACAAAAGCACGAACAGCAAGATGCTTGAAGCGGCTCCCTACCGCACGCTGATGCTGTCGGCAACCGCAGCGGAGAGCCCGCTTCGCATGAAAGCGATCGGCTCCAAGCTCGGCCTGTTTCACCCTAGGGCGTTTTGGGGCTGGGTGCGAAACATGGGCGCGGAGAACGGACGCTGGGGCGGGCTCGAATGGGACCCGAAGACTCCCGAGAACAAGCTCCGCATGGAGCATCTTCACCATTCCATTTTTACGAGTCGCGGCAACCGAACTTTGGATTCCGTGCTGTCTGACCAACTTCCCGAACTCCGGCTCTGCGACGAGCCTATTCATCTTTCGAGCGAGGACCGCGACGAAATCCTCAAGCTCTATTCGGAGATGATCGACATTGAAGACCCCGCTGCGGTGAAGAACCTCCGGCAACGCCAAGCGATCGAACTCATCAAAGTCCCCTACCTTGTGGAGCGAGCGAAAGAGATCGTTGAGGAGGGCGGGAGCGTCGTGCTTTTTCTCAATTTCCACGAGTCGATCGACAAAGCCTCTGGGCTCCTCGGAGAACTTTCCGAAACGATTGACGGCAGGGTGTCGCAGGAATTGCGACAGGGGAGCCGCGATAGATTTCAAGCCAATGTTCTACGCTGTCTCGTTGTCCAAATTGGAGCCGGTGGTCAATCCATCGACCTCCACGACACGCACGGCAACGCGCCACGCACGGCCCTTCTCTGCCCGCAATTCAGCGGCACCGCGGAGGAGCAAGCTATCGGGCGGGTGCGCCGTGTCGGGGCTAAAAACCGCGCTCTGGCACTGCGCCTCTATGCCCCAGGAACAGTCGAGCAAGCCGCTCTGCATACCACACGCCACAAACGCGAGAATCAGCAAATTTTGAATGAAGGAATTATGGAAACCACAACAGACCGCGACATAAAAGAGGTGTCGATCGCGGCGGCACCAACAGAAAAAGAACACGCGGAGCATTCTCCGTCGTCACTCAAAGAAAAAGCGAAATGCCCAGGATTTCGCAATGACCAAACCCGCGACACGACAGCCGCCGACCGCGGCACCCTAGGGCACCTCGCGATCGAAAAGGAGAACCTCGATGTCATCCCCGCCGATGACGAGTTCCTTCGCAAATGCGCGGGGCTCTGCCTGCAATACCTCCGCCAGCTTCGCGAGAAATGCGGAGCGGGGCTGGAGGAGATTCGGGAGCGCCGCTACATCGTGCTCGACCAGTTCGGGCACATTGATCACATCATGCTCCACGGCGACACCGCCGAGTTGGTGGACTACAAGTTCGCTTGGGGCAAATATGAAGCAGATTCGCCTCAATTCTGGGCTTACGCCGTCGGAATCTGGGACGCTCACCCCCAGATAAACACAATTACTGTTCATGTGCTCCTCCCCTTCCAGGGCGTGATCGATGTTGTCGAGTGGACTCGCGAAGCGAGTTACGACCGGCTTGTCGCCGCTGTCACCGCTATTGTCGCCGCCGCCAAACGAAACGACCCCGTCAGCTACCAGACAGGCGGTCACTGCGCGTGGTGTAATAACCGCGCCGAATGTCCGAAGCTCAACAGCCTCGCCTTGACCATTGCCAGCAAATACCAACCCGACGAACTCGCGCTGCCGCCGGAATACGACCCTACTCTCATCACCGACCCTGAGAAAATGGCACTCGCGAAGCGCCTCGCTCCGATCCTCAAAGATTGGTCCGAGAAAGTAAATGCGCGTGCTCTGGAGCTTCGCCTATCCGGCGTGGAAATTCCAGGGTATGAACTCAAGGAAAAAAAATCGAGCTTCAAGATCACCGATTCGCAGGCAGCATGGGAAGTCGTCAAAAATAAAATCACTCCTGAAGCCTTCGCAGCTTGTGCCGAAGTTAAAATCGGCGACCTTGAAAAAGCCGTCGCAAGAACCGCTGACCGAGGCCAAATGGCTAAGGCCAAAGCAGCTTTGCGGGATGCTTTGCTCGACGCGAACGCAGCGAAGCAAGACGGGACAATCTCCTATTTAGAAAAATCAAAAAATTTTTGAACGAGTAATAACCTCATAAGGTCTAACCCCCACCTCAGAACAAAAACCAAAACCGAAAAATACCAAAAATGGCAACAATAACATTCGACGAATCCACCACTACAACCGAGTCCAAACAACTCGCAAACACCAGGCCAGAGGCCAATGCTCTCGCCAACATCACGACCAACTCCGCCCTTGAGGAAAAGGGCCTGGTCGGCGACTGGAGCGCCTCAGACACACGCCTCCCCCGCATCAATCTCGTCAATAAAACAGGGGTCTTGGCTGACCAGTTCAGCCCTGGCACTTGGGTTCTCGACAAGCAACACGCGGTCTCAAAGATCGACCCGACCGACAAGAAAAAGTCGGTTCCTGTCCGCGTCATCGCCCTCCAGATGATGAAGCAATATCAGGAGAACATCCCATACGACGACCGCGAAGTGACTCCGGTTCGCTTGTTCAACTCCGCTGCCGAAGTGCGTGACGCGGGTGGTAGGGTTCACTGGTCCCGTGGCGCTGGGATTTTCTCTGAGATCGCGACGGTCGAGTTCCTCATTCAGGCGACAGAAGACCTCTCGGACGACGCCGAGTCGCTCTTTTACAATGTCGCATCGGACGGCACCCGATACACCCGCGCCGTGGCGACCTTCGCCTCGACCGCGTATAGCGGCGTGGCTGTGCCGCTCGCGACTTCGCTCCGCACCCACCTTGCCGCCACAGGGCTCAAGGGCGGTCAATGGGACCTCGGCTCGGTCATTGTAACCAAAGCTGACAAGTCTTGGTGGACTCCCACCATCCGCTCGGCGGGCCTCGTCACCGAGGCGCAAGCAGCGATGATCGAAACCCTCGACAAGTAATCGAAACAGGGTGGCGTGGTGTAATAACCTCGCCACCCTAACCCTCTCATGCCGACCTACGCCATCGACTTTGAATCTTTTTACTCCAAAGACTGCACAGTTGGAGACATGGGCGCTTGGCACTACGCCCGCGCCACAGACATCTACCTCGTCTCGATTGTTGGGGACGACGGGCTCCGATATGTTGGGCATCCGAAGTCGGCCCCTTGGGAAGCCGTGAACAACCGTAGATGGGTGATGCACAATGCGGCGTTCGACCTCACGCTCTTGGGCGCACTGATCGAGGCTGGCGTCATTCCGCAAGTAAGCGGAGAGGTCTTCGACACCGCTGATATGACGGCGTTCCTAGGGTTTCCCCGCTCACTCAAGGAAGCCAGTCATCACCTTCTTGGCACCGAAGTCTCCAAGGATGTTCGAGACAAGATGAAGGGGAAACGCTGGGAGACGATGGATGCGGACTTCCGCGCCGAGGTAGAAAAATACGCACTCGGCGATGCAGAGAACACTTTGAATCTTTGGCTCGAGCACGGCGGCAAGTGGCCGGAGCATGAGCGCAATGTTTCGCGCATGACTCGCGACATGACCATGCGGGGCGTGCCGGTAAATATAAAAAAGTTATTCCATGCAAGCGTAACTTTGGAGCAGACCTCCAACGAAACCCGCGACCTGTTGCCGTGGCACCCAGCGCGTCCGGCGTTGAGCCTTCATGCGGTGCGCGATCAGTGCGCCGCGGAGGGCATTTGGGCTCCCGACAGCTTTGCCGAAAAAGAAGATCAGGCGCAGAAGTGGGAAGAGGAGTTCGCCGACAAGTATCCTTGGGTATCCGCTATTCGCGAACACCGAAAGGCGAACAAGCACCTCAAGACGATTCAGACCATGCTCTCCCGCACCCGCCACGACGGACGGATGGGCTACGATTTGAAATACTTTGGAGCCACCACAGGGCGCGACTCGGGTAGTGGCGGCTGGAACGCTCAAAACCTCCCTAGGGACATTGTCTCTGGCGTGGACATCCGTTCCATGATCGAAGCGCCGGAAGGCAAGATGCTCGTCGTCTGTGACCTCGCTCAAATCGAGGCCCGCTGCATCCTGTGGCTTGCTGGCGACCACGCGACGCTCGACCTCCTTCGGAGCGGGGTGGATGTGTATGAGGCTCACGCCCGTGCCACGATGGGCTACTCCGACCTGCGCCCACTTAAAGAGGTGGACAAGTCGATGCGCCAACTCGCCAAGGCCCGTGTGCTGGGGCTCGGCTTTGGGTGCGGGGCCAAGAAGTTTCAAGTCGTCGCAAAGATGATGGCGGGCCTGGAGATCAAGCCCACCGAGGCCGAGCGCATCGTCGCTGACTACCGCGCCTCGAATCCAAGAATCGTGACGCTCTGGAGGAAGCTCCAAACAAAATTGGAGGAAAGCTGCGGAAATAACTTGAATGTCATTCTCCCCAGGAAACGCGAGTTGGTTTACCGCGAGATCAAGGCATCCCAGGGCGAGTTTTCAGGGCTTGTTCCTCGAAATGGAAAAATGATGCGGAGCAAGCTCTATGGCGGCTTGCTGGCCGAAAACCTCACGCAGGCTTTTGCCCGCGACATCTTCATGGACCGCGTGAGCGAACTGACCAGCAAAGGCTACGAAGTCATCATGCGAATCCACGACGAAGTCGTCTGCCTCGTCGATGAGGACAAGGCCGACGACGCGCTAAAGGACATCGAAGAAACCATGGCGACTGCCCCTGCATGGTGCGCCGATCTTCCCGTCGGAGCCGAAGCGAACCTGACCAAGAGCTATGTCAAATAACCAAATCCCCCTCGACACAATCGGAGCCAAGCGGGTCCTCTGCGCGGTCGTCGAGCAGGCCCGCGCCGATCTGGAGCTAAAAGATGAGCGGGACGCGGCGATGAGGTTCTTTAACTCCTACGCTTTCGGGGTTATCGCGTTCGCACTCGGGCTAAACGAAAAGCGCATCCGTCGCGTGTGTCAGGAAATTTATGAGCAAAACCATAGAGCTAAAAAGAGTAAGAGTTGGAACAGGGTCACAGGCACGCGCCGGAACCGACTGGAAGAAGTATCAGGAGAACTACGACCAGATATTCAAGAAACCGAAAAATGATCGACCCGAAGGAACATCAGCCAAGTGACTTGTGCTTGCCGGAGTGCCCTCCGTCTGGCGAAGGGTGCCACCGCTGGCTCTACCTCGTAATCAACGGGCTCGTGAACGCAGGCTTGGATGATGACGACATCGAAGCGTGGGTTGACCACTGGATGTCTCGCCCTGCCCAGCCAGGAGAAGTCGAAAACACCCTCCGCAAAATTCGCGGGGGCGGGTTGCATAACCGCACACACTACATCCCGCGCCACGACCTCGATCCCGACGCCATCAAAGAAGCCACCAAAGAGGGACCGACTTCCTTCGAGGAAATCGAGGCTATGAGCCCGATCGACCCTCGCAGTGTCACAGTGCATGACTACCTCCGCATGGTCTATGCCGACGGGGAGAGAACCGTCGTCTTTAACGACGAGCGTAGCCAAGGCCAGATGGTGTGGGGCCACTCGACCCCTAGGGGATTCTTGGACTGGGTCATCAAAAACAACCGCGTCGGAGCTTGGTTCCTGATGAACCCCGTCAGCGGCGAGAAAACATTTATCGAACGACTCGGGAAAGCGAGTCGTCGAGCCGAGGAGAGCATATCGGCCTACAAATTCGCTCTCGTTGAAAGCGACAAAATTGAACCTAACCTATGGCTGACAATACTGAAAAAACTCCCACTCCCGATCGTGTCCATAACCCTTTCGGGGAACGAGTCGGCGCACTCGATCATCTTAATCAACGCGACCTCGAAGGAGCAGTGGAGCGAGAGAGTGAGGAAGTTGGCGAGCTTGGTGGTGCCGCTGGGGGCCTGCCAGGGGAGCTTGACGGCGGTGAGACTGACGAGGCTCCCGTTCGTGGAGAGGAAGGACACGGGGAAGGAGCAGAGGCTCCTCTACTTGAACCCGACGCCTTCTCCGCAGCCATTGACGATGCAAAGCGAAAGCTGAAAGTCGGGCACTCGGTCGATCCCGACCAGTTCGATGACATCGCTTTTGACGGGCGCAACTTTTACGACCGCGGGGCAGACAACATCTGGCGTTTGCTGGCAGGCGGCATGGTGACTTCCATGCTCAAGGTTCGGGGCTTCTCCGATCGTGCCGCCAAGGGGCAGACAGCGTCCCCGCTCGACCGCGCCAAGCACACGATCCTCAAGCACCGCCGCGTCGATGGAGCCGCTCCGTTCCTCTACCACAAGCACGACATCTTCGTTCGTGGCGGGCGCAAGTTCCTCAACACTTCGACGGTCAGCATCATGGAGCCTGCTTCCTCAGTCGGCGCGTGGGGGCAACACTTCCCGCTCATCGCCCAAGTCTATGACAATGTCTTCGCCAAGCCGATCTACAAGGACCTTTTCCTTGCGTGGTTCAAACGGTTCTACGAGTCCGCCGAGGAGGGGGAACTCGCCCCAGGGCAGGCTCTCGCCATGGTCGGTCCGATTCACTGCTACAAGTCGTGGACAATTCACAAGGTCCTCAAACCCGCCATGGGAGGCTTTGCCGATTTCTCCTCCATGGCAAGCGGGGACGCCGGAGGGTTTACTGCGGATGTATTCGAGAGTCCTCTCGCCGTGATCGACGACGCGCGGGGCGCATCGAGCGAGGAGAAACGCAACCAGTATGCGGCGCAGATTAAGAAGCTCGTCGCCAATCCAGTCCACGCCTACCACAAGAAATTCGAGACCCCGACAGAGATTTCATGGTCAGGACGGGTCGTCCTCGCGCTCAATGACGATCCGTTTTCGATCCGCCTGATGCCGAACCTTGAGATCAGCAACGCCGACAAGATGATCGCCGTTTACATGAAATCATGGGAGGACCACCCGCCTTCAGAGGTTTTCAAAAACATCGAAACGACGGAGCTGCCGCACTTTCTATCTTGGATTAAAGCGTGGAATCCGCCAAAAGAAGTGCTTGATGAAAGAGGGAGATATGGGATTCGTCCGATCATTGCAGAGGAAGTGCAGGAGCGTCTTTTTCAAACCTCACTTGCCTACTCGATTCAGGAAAAGCTCGCTGAATGGTGGGCTCGACGCACGACAAGCGAGCGAAAGACTCCCTTTGTCGGCACCGCGTCGGCGATTCTTGATGAGCTTGGGAATTGCTTCCGCTCCTCCCCAGAGCAGATGCGGGGGATCACTCACACAATTTTGTCCGCACGATTGCGTGAGCTTGCGGCTCGCGGGGATACCGGAGTCGAAGTGGTCAAAAGGGGCCCGAAGTCCAAGAAATCCCTCCAATTTTCCATTTTCCTGCCGTGGGTCGAGCCGAAAGGTGATGTGACCTACGACAGCACGGAAAAAAGCGTGTCGTGACGCTTACCAAAAGGCCAAACGGGGATAGGTTAGGCCCCGTTCTTTCAGGCTGTGCGCCCGCCACAGTCGGCCCTCACGAAGCGGGCAGCATTTTCTTTGAACAAATCCAAACCAGCAATGTCTGTAATAACCGCATAACCATGACAACCGACAACACCGAAACACTACTCAAACTCGCCTGGTCGCTCCGCGACGCGAAAATTCAATCCCAAAAACGCCTCATCGGGAACCACTGGACCCGTCTCGCCTGCGGAATCCGCCGGTTTGCCGAGAACCACGGCATCAAACTCAAAGAACTCGAAGACGCCGACAAGGCCCGATTCGTTCTGGAGGCCGGAGACGAGGCCCTCGTCGGGGTTTATCAGCGCATAGGGCGTGCAACCGCCAAAAAACTCGTCGCCGAGGCGATTGAGTTCCTCGATCAGCCCGCCACACTATGAGTGACACGCCGGAGACAGACGCCCAGGCCAACCCAGTTTTTGGAAAGCACTCTTGCGCCACCGTGCTCGCAGACTTTGCAAGGAAGTTGGAACGCGAGAGGGATGGGGCTCGGCAACTCGCTGAAGAGTTTCATCGCGATCAAGTTACTCTATTACTTGAGCGAGAAAACGCTCAAAAAGAACTCTCGTCGGTTTACCAATGGATCGAGCGAAATCACGCTGACAGGTTCATTGATTCGTTAAGCTACTTTCAGAATTTGGAACGAGTTACGGATTCTTGGTATGACCGTCTTGACAGGATGGAGCGTGAAATCAAAGAACTGATTTATATCGGAGAACGGGCTATCGCTCTGGCTGACATTGATTTGGAGAACGACGAATTCGGCGTTGTCTCCGAACTGCGATCCGATCTGGAGAAGATAAAGGAGGGGAAGAAATGATTCTCGAAATCGTATCCATATTTGCGGAAATCCTTACTTTCTTTGTAGCTATCGGAGGAGTAGCTGCACTGGCGATTATCATTTGGGTGGTGTCAACTGAATGAAAACGCCCCCCTACCCAAACTGGTCTTGCGTTCCATGCGGACGAAAACACGGCGGAAAAGCAAAGTTGGTGTCCACTTTCCACTACGGCAAATGCGATGTGTGCGGCAAAAACGCAGAAGTCACCGAACCCCGAGACTTTGGACACTTCAAAAACTGGTTCAAGAAATGAAGGCTCCTTGGTGCAGGAAGAAAAAAACCTACGCCGCTCTCCCGACAGCCCGAAGGCAGGCTGCAAAGGCTTGGGTTGTAGACGGTAAGCGACTCTGGCCTTACCACTGCGACGACTGCGGAAACTGGCACCTGACCTCCATGACCATCGAAGAACAACTTAAAAACGGATACAGCCCTGTTCTTAAATGACTTGCCCACATTGCGAAACAACCGAATCAAAAGTGATGGATAGCGGCCTCGTGAGGGACTCCGTTGGGGAACGACGATACCGCCGCAGGCTTTGCAAAAAGTGCAAAGGACGATTCACAACCTACGAGTTCGTGGAGCCCTTCCCGCAGAAATACAACCGATTGCTCGTGGCAAAAGTCGAGAGGTCGGACGCCCCAGGGCCGAAAAAATCTGACCCCTGCAAGGAGCCAAGCGATGATTGGTTGAAACGCATCTTGAAGAAGCTCGACGAAACAGAGACCAACGAAAAAATTATCCGAGGCGAACTATGAACACCAGGATCGGGAGTCTCCCCAAGCACCTCTACATCGAGGTGGACTCGAATTATACGCACGAAACTCCCTGTGGCTTTGTCCCTGGGGTGTGGTTTGGCCTGGTGTCGATCCCAGGGCGCGTCTGGGGCCTGAATGTCATGCTCGAATGCGGAGCCGTTTACCGCAACCTGCCCCCGCACGCGGTCGCTTTTTCCAAAGACCCCGAGCCCCTATGGAGCGAGGAGGACGCCCAACTCTGGGACTGCTATGGCAACGACTGGGCGATCCACGAATACACTTACCTCCGCGGCCTTCGATGCCTGGCTCTCATCGGCAACGATTCCTTCCCCGCGTCCTACCTTTTTACCGTTGCCCCCATGAACGACGGATTCTCGGAAGCCCCAGAACAAAACAAGGAGTTCATGTTCCTCGAACTCGACAACGGACGACTCACGATCCAGCCGACCAACAAGGTCGTATTCGAGGATCGGTCGTTCACCGCTGGTGTGGTTCCTCGACTCAGGGTTCAGACCGAGTGGTGGAGTTGCGAATAACCTTACCGCTTCCCCCTTAATTTCAGGTTCCCACTGTCATACCAAGAGACAACCCGCCCCCCTCTAAATCTGACACTTGAAAGATCGAAATACACGAAGTCCGACAAAAGCATAGAGGGAGGCCCCTGGAGGGCTACAACTTCTTCGTAGGTTGAGCCAAGTCCAAATCCTCGGCTAACTGGGGCTACGACAGGAGCAACTTCGGCATCATCTCCTTCGTGGGTCGTGGAAGTTATGCCGCCCTTGTCTGAAACACCGATAGCCATAATCCTCGCGGAGAAGGTCTGTTCGATTTGCGTGTTTCGGGGTGCATAGGTGCATGAAGAAGCTGTAAGAGTGATTAGGAGTAGCAAAGTGCGGTGCGACATGGAGGGTTAGACACCATAACCGAGGCCCCGTTCAAATTTAATAACCTCCGCACCTAAACGGAACCGTGAATAGGCGTGCATTGTAGCACTGTTTCTTTGATTCTTTGCGCCTTTGAGGGGCGCTTTTTTAGTTTCGAGGGGGGTTTAGCCCGAATGGGGGGTTTAGCAAAACCCAAACCCCCCGGTTTTTACGCATTAGAAGCAGTTCCCGACGAAGTCGTTACAAAAAACGAGGGGGGTTTGGGGGTTTAGGGGGGCGGAATCGACTGGGGGGTCTTTTTGGGGAAGGTATGGGACATAGCCCTTCCTATATTATATTTTTTCTCTAAAAAAGAATATACTACTCCCCCCTAAACCCCCCAAAGGCAGTAAAAGCGTTATCGTGTATAGGCTTAACTCGGGGGGTTTAGCAAAAACCTAAACCCCCTTAAACCCCCCTTTTGTTTCTAAACCCCCCGTTGAGGTGTTTTTGCCCTATCGGAGCCCCTCTTCCAGTCGAAAATTTTGAGACTTTCGCAGGCGCTCCGCAGCCTTCGCAGTAAAGCCCTCCTATCGTAGAGCCTCCGGCTAAGTTTTCTAGCTTTCGGGCCGTTCGCGCTTGCGCTTGAGCTTTTTATCTTCCCTAGGGGCTCCCTAAATCGCCTAAAAAGTTAATAACGCTTAAAATAACAAAAAATTTTTGTAAGCCTTCATATAAGATAGTATTATATGCACTGCGGCTGATAGGGAGGGACTCTGGTGGGGTGGGTGGTGGGTGCGGGCTTTTGACCCGTGGATAAATCTGCGTAAGTCGTTGATAATCAATGGTTCATGGATTCCTTGTCCCGCTTTGTCCTAGTGTATCCATGCCGGAAACGGGCGAAAAAGGCGAAAATAGCAAAGTGGCCTTGGATGTTTCGGCGAAATGAGAATGAAACGCAATTCCAAGCATCCCCCCTTCACTAGGGGAAAACGACATTGGCGCAATGAATCAGTGAAGGAAAGAACGGAAGCGGTCGCCGATTGGCGACACCGCCACAACCGCTTCATTCCTTCAATAAACAAAAGTCCTGTTAGTCACTAACAGGCATCAAAAGAAAGACACAATAAAATGAAAGCCATCAAAACACTCGAAGCATCCAAAGCCCTCATCGCCGCTTGCAAAGCTGACGCAAAGACTAGCGACACCATCGCCGGACTCGTTCGCAAGCTCCACGCCGAAGCAAGCAAGGCCGGACACGAGGAGAAAGCCATCACGGAGTTCGTCAAGGAAACCATGGCGGAACTCTACGGCGAGCAGACCGCGTTGTTCCACATTCGCTGGAACGCCGCACGGCAAGCCCTGTTCGCCGCTCGCAAGAAAGCAGGCAACTCACCCAAGGCCACGCCTTACAAGCTGCCCGCCAAGCTCAAGAGTGCTGTCCTCGACACGCTCAAGCGGAACAACCTGATCGACAAGGCCGAGCAGCGCAAAGCCCTCCTCGCCATCGTCAAGGCTCTCTAATCCGATAGACACTCCGCCTCTCTGTTATTCGCTAACAGGGAGGCGGCAGTCTGTCGCAAAGAAGCACAGAACCAAAGAGCCAAGGCTCCCCTAACTCTTTGGGCAATTAAACCTAGGGGACTTCAGGTATTAAATAACATGAAAGACATCATCATCCGTAACGAGAACGCCAGCCATCGCTTCATCCGCAATTACATGGCGGCTCACGACATCGCCGACTTGAACTCCCTCAAGCATGAAGGCGTTGACATCAACCACGGCTCGCGCCGCAGGCCGTGCAACATCAACGCCATCCCCGTCGATCTGCGTGGCGACAAGCCAAGCCAGCCCGCATCGGACAGGCTCACCTTCCAGCCGTTCTCAACCTTGGCCTTGGTGTAATAAATCCACATGAACTTATTACCTCCTACATGGCGTGAGACCCTGCCGACCCATCGACAGATCGAGACGCTTCGCAAGCTCGGAGTCTCCCGCACTCCGCAAACCAAGGCCGAGGCTTATCGACTCATTGAGGAAATCTTCAACAAGAAAGGCTATTATGAAAAACCTACTTATTCTCATCGCTGACTTTGCCGGACTGGTCGTCGGCATCGGGGCGTTGCTCGCCCTGTTCTGGTTCTGACCTGAACGCAAGCACCCCGCTTCCTGTTATCCGCTAACAGGGAGCGGCAGCTTGCGGTCGGGTGCAACTGCAAGTTCCCATAGGGATCGGAGTTACAAGGCGTAACTCTGTCACCTCCCTAGGGAATCAAAGCACCTAAAGGTAAAGCAACCTATGACAATAGAAAGAAACGACATCGCCACCCTGAACAACAAACCCTTGGAGGAGTGGCGTCCATCAGCCAAGCACATCCCCGCCGATCCCGAC